ATGTCAGATGATCGGGAGAACTGGCCATTCGTAGACCTCCTGTTGCGCAAGTCGAAGCGGGTACGTGACGGGGAGTTGACCCTGTCTATCCGGGCACAGGAGGACCGGGGGAGGGCGTGGGCGGACGCGAACCGGTACCGCGTGCGCAAGGTGTGGAAGGAAAATCTGTCCGCCTGGTCTGATGTGGAGCGTCCAAAGTACGACGCTGCTATGGATGCAGTCCTGAACGCTGAGGTTCCCGCTCTGTGGTGTTACGCACTCGACAGGTTCAGCCGCAAGGGTGCTGAGGCGGTCGTCCCGATCCTGGGCAAGGCGCGGGTGGTCTTCGACTACGAGGGCCTGGACTCGATGAACGAGCGGGACCGTAAATGGATCATCGACAAGGCAGAACAGGCCCGCGATTACTCCAATCGCCTTTCCTATAACGTGTCGAGCACAAAGGCTAAGCAGCGCAATGAAGGGCGTTGGCTTTCCCGTGCCCCCTTCGGGCTAAAGGTCAACAAGAAGACCGGTAAGCTTTCGCCGGACAAGAAAAAATCCAAAAAGCGGTCGTATTCCTATTGGGATATCGTCCTCCGGATTTTCACGGAGATAGCTGACGGGAAATCTGCGCGAGGGCTTGCGCGGGATTTCAATGGCGAGGGAATTACGACGGCGTGGGGTAATGCTTGGCGCGCTGAAAGCATTCGCTATATCGTCATCAACCCCGTCTATGAGGGCTGGCTTACGGTAAGCATTAAGGGTCGCCCCACTGCCTACCGAAACGAAGAGGGTAAGCGCGTCAAGGTGGCCGCCAAGAAGTCGGAAATGATTCCGAAGAAGTTGGCGGAGAAGGCCCGGCGAGTCCTGAGCGGCCACCAGATCCTAGACAACACGCCAAAGGAAGGGCGCAGTAAACACCTACTTGCGGAGCGCGTTGGCTGCATCTCGTGCAAGTACGCAATGACCCTGAACGGGGTTTCGTACGTCTGCTCAGGGCCTGCCTGTGAGCTGCCCGCAATGGTTACGCGAACCCTTCTGGAAAAGCATGTGCTCAAGCTGTGGTTTGCCAGGCTTGATAATGCGGAACGGGATGACCCCATTCTGACTGTGGTAGCACAACGCTGGCACGCTCTCACGCGACCGAAGGAAGCGAAGGGGATGCGTGAAGCGACAGCCGCCCTGCGGGAAGCGAAATCAGCCCTGGATAAATTCCACGCGGACGACCGGGCCGGATTCTATGAGGGGCGCTCCGCAAGATACCGAATCCCCGCCAAGAACAAGGCTGAGGAACGGCTCACGGCGGCCGAAAAGCGCGTAGAGAAGCTATCTGGCGGGGCCGTGGATATCACGTTCCTGATGTGGGGGCACGCTGCGAAGGCGTGGAAGAAGGCGGATGACGCCTTGAAGCGGGAACTCCTGGGGCTGGCCATAGACAGGGTGTATGTGGCCAAGGCGGCGAAAAAGGGAGTCAGGTTCGATGGGGATTCCCGGGTGGTGATCGAGTGGGCACAGCCCGAAGAGGGGGACGAGGAGCCGACGCTTGCAGCGTGACCCGCAGAGCGGAGAACAGGCCGGCCCCATGAGGCGTGTCACTCGCTGGCTGCCTGGGGCCACTCGCCAGGCAGCACCCCGCAGCTAGGACGCGCCTCACCGGCCGGCAGGGCGTGATGTGATGCAAAAGAACTGCATCTCTGACCTACTTCCTTGGAAGATCCACATAGGAAGTAGTGGAGAGATGCAGTTCTTTTGCATCACCCCCACAGGCAGGGCTCTCCCATCCGCATCCGCTTGTAACCGTCCCCAGACAACTAAGACGTGAGCGGGAGCCGTTCCACGCGCCAGCGCGTAGACGTGGACGTGAGAGTGAACCCGTTCCCGCCCCGTCCGTGGTGGGCCCTCCCAGGTACCTCCTGGTTGAGGTGGCCCCCGGACGGGGCCCTTGATCTCCTGTGTGCGGTGTGCGGAGTGCACCCTGCCCTAGTACCTGGCCCTGGCGGGGGTCAGGGAACACGGCGGGAGCGTGGGTTCAACCCCCACCACACAGGCCCCCTGACCGGCTTACGCGGCGGCGATGGGGGATTGATTTGCCTCTGTAGCTCAGAAGGCAGAGCGGCCGGAAAACGGATCGGCGGCATGGTGGGACGGTTGCGGAAGCACCGGGATCGGGCCCCGTACTCAAAAGGTGCGGGGTTGGGGAACCTCAACCCCCGACAGGGAAGCGCGTTTTCCAAGCCCACCTACTTGGCGCGGGTTCGAGTCCCGCCAGGGGTACGTCAGGAACGACACCGGATGCGTATAGGGGTCGGGGTGTCCGTGCTGGGGGTGACGTGGTTCGCCCAGCGTTTGGTCCCGTAGCTCAGTTGGCGAGAGCGCCCGATTGTCGATCGGGAGGACGCCGGTTCAAGTCCGGTCGGGGCCGCTCTCTCCCGCCGGTGGGGGTGTGCGATGACGTACGAAGAGATCTGCAAGCGGTTCGACCATCACCCTCCGCGGTGTGAGCAGACCGCGGAACTTCACGCGCTTGTGCGCGCGGAGGTCAAGCGGATGGCTGTGGCGCTGAATGAACAGCTTCCTGGCGACCGGGAAAAGTCGGTGGTCTTCATGAAGCTGGAGGAAGTCCTCATGTGGGCCAACGCCTCTATTGCCCGCGGGTGTTGCCTGTGCGTGCAGCCCACGCTCCCGCCGAACGCCTGCTAGTCGCGCTCGGGTAGCGCCCGGGAAGTACCCACAGGTTCGTGCACCGGGATGCCCCTGGTGCAGCGGTTCGATTCCGCCGGGTGCGGGCCGTGTCTTCGGACGTGGTCTCTGGCTCATAGCTCAATGGGTAGAGCAGCGGCTTGTTAATCCGCCGGTTGGTGGTTCGAATCCACCTGGGCCAGCTCAGTACCGGAACATGTTCTGGCCTCACGGACGACATAGGGAGACAGCTTGTCTATGTGGTCTGTGGCCTGGCTGGGATGGCTTGCTGCCTTCGTGGCACTGGAGACCCCGGCTCTCCTCAACAAGAGGGCGGGCGACACCTTCAGCGAGTACGTGTGGAAGTGGGCCGGCGTCACAGGGCGGGGCCCGCTGGTGAAGGTACGGCGTACTGCCCTGTTGCTGGGGCTGGTCTGGCTGGTGACCCACTTCCTGACAGGGGGCTGGGTGTAGCCAGCGGTAGAGGGGAGGCGCTATGGCGTGGGGCATGAGCAACCGCCGGCAGCGTCTCCCCTCGAACTGGCCAGCCCTGCGGGTGCTGGTGCTACAGCGCGATGGCTACCAGTGTGCGGCTGTCTCGGTTGATGGCGTGCGGTGCACTGAGCCGGCCACTGATGTGGATCACATCAAGGCTGGTGATGATCACAACCTCACCAACCTTCAGGCCCTGTGCTCATGGCATCACGCACGCAAGAGCGCGCGTGAAGGTCATGAGGCGAACAGGGCGAAGGCGCGACCCACGCGCCAGCGGGCGGAGCCTTCACACCCTGCGGAGCTGTGACCTGGGGGGATGCCCCCTTAGCCTTAGCCTCCGGATCGCAAGCGTATAGCGGCTCAGATCGTGTACGGGTTCCAGGGCTGTCAGAGATGCTTCGGAGCTTCGCAGTGAACCCTTCCCACCAGCTCATCAAGGCTCCCGTACTCGCCTTCGACCACTTCCATCACGCGGAGTAGGTCGTTGTCCTGGAGATTCCTTGAATGCGCGAACTCCAGTCTGTGTTCTATACGTGACACCTGGCGGGTTGCCTCATTCGCCGGGGATGCGACGCTTTGCGGGCCTTCCAGTCGGACGCCAACCTCCAAGTCTCGGAGGCGGCCCACTTTGACCTTAAGGTCCGCCAATTCTGCCTTAATGGTATTCGGGTCGGCTTCGCCGTGAGGGTTCAAGTAGAACAAGAGCTCTCGAATTTTCGCGATCTGCATGTGAACCGAAGTCAATTCCGAAAGGAAGACTCGGTATACCTCGCGGCGCGCTTGCTTCTTTTGGGTCTTAGCGGCGTATCTCCCGGAGATGTATGCGCCTCCCCCTGTGGCCAATGCGCCGACCAGTGCGCCCAGCACAGCAGACAACCCCTGATCCATCAGGCTCCCCCGTTCGGTGATCAGACAGCCGATTCAACCCTATTGGGAGGCGCCCCCATGCCCGGTCCACTCCCCAAGCGCAGTGATCAGCGTCGCCGACGCAACAAGGGCGACGGCCCCGCCGTGGTGAAGGCTCCTGGTGGAGCAGTTCCGGACGTACCGCTGGCGGACGAGGATTGGCACCCGATCGCCGGGCGCTGGTACGAGTCGCTGACCCAGTCCGGACAGGCGCAGTTCTACGAGGCCAGCGACTGGGCCACCGCCCTGTATCTGGCAGAGGCCATGAGCCGGAACCTCAACTCCGGCAAGTTCTCCGCCCAGTTGCTCCAGGCCGTGCTATCCGGCATGACCGATCTCCTGACAACGGAGGGAGCCCGGCGCCGGGCTCGTGTGGAGCTGGAGCGCGAGAGCGGTGCTGATGACCCGCGAGAGGCCGCCCGCGTGACGCTCATGGATTCCTACCGCAAGGCCGCCGGCTCTTCCGACGGCTGATGCTGGCCGCCACTCACGAGCGGTGACGTTCGGGGAGGCGTGCCAGTGACCGCAGTCACGCTTGAGCCGGTACGCACATGGGCGGACACCGTGCCGCCGGAAACCCGCACGCTGGGGTGGGAAGTCCTGGAATGGACTTCGCGCTACCTCCTTCAGCCGGACGGCCCAGATGCCGGCCAGCCGTGGAAGTACACCCCGGAGCAAGTCCGCATTGTGCTCCGCTGGTTCGAGATCAACGAGGCTGGCGTGTTCGTGCGCCGGCAAGGCACGATCCGGCGCCTGAAGGGATGGGGCAAGGACCCGTTCCTGGCGAGCTTGGCCCTGGTGGAGTTCTGCGGCCCCTCTCGCTTCGGTGGCTGGCGGTCGGACGGGACTCCGCGCGCGGTGCCACATCAGGCTCCGTGGGTCCAGGTGGCGGCCGTCTCGCGAGACCAGACCCGCAACACCATGCGCCTCTTTGGGCCCATGTGTTCTCCGGAGCTGATCGAGGAGCACGGCCTAGACCTGGGCAAGGAGATCATCTACTCCGCCCGGGGCGGAGTGATCGAGGCGGTTACCTCCTCTCCGCGAACGCTGGAGGGTGGCCGCGCCACCTTCGTGATCTTGAACGAGACGCACCACTGGATCAAGGCGAACTCCGGCCACGAGATGGCCCAGACGATCGCCGGCAACGTCGGCAAGTCCCGCGGTGGCGGCGCTCGAACCATGGAGATCACTAACGCCCCGCTGCCCGGTGAGGACAGCGTGGCGGAACAGACCTGGCACGCCTGGAGCAAAGTGGCCGAAGGCAAGGCCCGGGACTCCGGCGTCTACTACGACAGCGTGGAGGCCCCGCCGGTTGACCTGGCGGACCCGGACCAGCTCCGCGCCGGCATCATCGCGGCCCGCGGGGATGCCACATGGCTGGACGTGGATTGGATCGTCTCCACGATCTACAGCGGCGTAATGCCGCGCGCCCGGTCACAGCGCATGTTCCTCAACCAGCTGGTGACCGCGGAGGACCAGCTCATAGCCCCGGACGACTGGGACGCCTGCGCGAGTGATGAGGCGCTACAGCCCGGGGACGAGATCACGCTTGGATTCGACGGGGGCAAGAGCGACGACTCCACATGTCTCGTTGCTGTCCGCGTGCGGGACCGGCTGGTCCAGCCCCTGGGGGTCTGGGAGCGTCCGGACGGCCCGGCCGGCGACGGCTGGGAGGTGGACCGCCACGAAGTGGACGGAGCGGTCCGCAACGCTCTGGAGCGGTACGCCGTGTCTGCGTTCTTCGCGGACGTGGCCCTGTGGGAATCGACCATCGACGCATGGTCGGAGGACTACCGGGACCGCTTGCTGGTCCGAGCCTCCACGCACTCCGCGGTGGGCCGGGACATGCGCGGTGGGCTCCAGGAGCTGACGGTGGCCAATGAGCGCTTGGTCTCTGCGATCGAGAACGGCCAGGTACGACACGGTGGAGCTTCGTCTCCGCTTGGCCGCACACTGCGTCGGCACGTATTGAACGCCCGGCGCCGGCCCAATCGGTTCGGTCTCTCCTTCGGCAAGGAGAGCCGGGAGAGTGGCCGGAAGGTGGACGCCTATGCGGCCACCCTGTTGGCGGATCTTGCCCGTCACCGACTCCTTGAGTCCGGAAAGCAACGGCCCCGCGAACGCTCCGGGGCTGTGTTCTTCTTCTGATCCTTGTTGATGCCGCCAGTGAAGTTGACCCACGCTTCGTATCGGAGTCGACGGGAGGCGTCGGAGTAGGCGCGTAGATGTGCGAAGACCTCCTGTGGGTCCTGCCATTCGCCCGCCCGGCTCTGCTCGACGTGGATGTGGATGCCGTCTATAAGCTTCTCAAGTGCCTCCTTGGTTGTGATGACGTACTCCTCCACGTCTGGGCTCACGACGAGTTGGAGGGTGTTGAACGCCTTGGTGATCTGGCCCTGCGTTTCTTTGTTGTACTTCATGACCTCTTCAGCCGTCATCGCTGTGTCGTCGTCGGACACGAAGAGATGCCCGGCGTGGTCTGAGGCGTCTTCGCAGACTTGGAGGAAGGCGACGAGCGCCGCGTGCTCCTTTTCCATCAGGGCCGAAGTGACAGCGGCGCGGGCCTGGGTGACGGCCACCTTCCGCGTGGTCTTCACGCTCAGCATGGCGGTACACAGGGCTGTTATGGCCGTCAGGAACGAACCGATGATGGTGGCGATGGGCACCCAGCTGTTGGTCTGACTCATACGGCCACGATGGCCGTACGCCGTGCGAAAGCGGGTGAGTTTGAGGAAGGCGAGAGCCTTCTCAGGTGTCAGCAGGGCCCCGACGGACTCTTTAGCACCCGGGAGGGGTGAACTTGGTCGTATCGGAGATCACCCCGCTTGAGGCGGCGGATACGGGGCTGGTTGGGCTCACGGCGGACCGGGAGCGGCTGGACCGTATCCACCGGTACCTCAAGGGCGACCACGACGGCCCGTACATGCCGCGCAATGCGTCGGAGGAGTACAAGCTCCTGGCCCGTCGTGCGGTGTCCAACTGGCTGCCTCTGTTGGTGAAGACGCCAGCGCAGGCACTGGCCATCGAGGGCTACCGCCGCGCTGGCCAGGCTGGTGACCCGGCGGCCACGTCGGTGGAGTGGGAGGCATGGCAGACAAACCGCATGGACGGCCGGCAGATGGCCGTGCACCGCGCGGCGCTGGCCTACGGGCAAGCCTTCGTCACGGTCCTGCCCGATCCGGCGGACCCTTCGCGGGCGATCATCCGCGGGGTATCGCCCAGGCTGATGTACGCGGCGTACGAAGACCCTGCCGCTGATGAATCGCCGCTGTGGGCCCTTCAGTTGGAAGACCACCCGCAGGAGGGCGAGGAACAGCGGGCGTGGCTGTACGACGCGGAGGGCGTCACAGAGCTAGTGATCGGGGGCAAGAACGGCCCCCAGGCGACCAGCTTCCGCGCCCACAACCTGGGCGTGTGCCCTGTGATCCGCTTCGCTCCGGACATTGACCTGGAGGGCGTGGTCACCGGCGTGGTGGAGCCCATGATCCCGATCCAGGATCGGGTCAACCAAACCACGTTTGATCTTCTCGTGGCCCAGTCGTTCGGCTCGTTCAAGGTGCGCACCATCAGCGGTATGGCGCCGGAGTTCGAGCGCGACCCGGAAACCGGGGAGATCGTCTACGACCCCCGCACGGGCAAGCCGCGCGTGGTGCCTATCCAGGCGGACGCGTCGCGCTTCCTGGTGGCTCCCGACCCGGACACGAAGTTTCAACAGCTCGATGAAACCCCGCTGGCGGGGTTCCTTGAAGCGATTGAAGCTGCCGTCCGCGCGCTGGCCGCCGTGAGCCAGACCCCACCCCACTACCTCCTTGGCTCCCTGATCAACCTGTCCGCGGAGGCGCTGGCCGCCGCAGAGGCAGCACTGACCCGGGCCGTGGACGAGTACAAGCACGTGTTCGGCGAATCCTGGGAGCTGGTCCTCCGCCTGTGTGGACGGGTTGCCGGCGTGGACGAGGACGACAAGGCACAAGTCCTGTGGAAGGACGCTGAATCTCGCTCGCTGTCCCAGACCGTGGATGCGCTGGGCAAGGCCGTGCAGATGCTGAACGTGCCGGCCCGCGCGCTGTGGTCCCGCATTCCCGGGGCGACTGCCACCGACGTGGAGCAGTGGGCACAGATGCAACAAGACGATGACCCGGCCCTCCGCCTGGCTGACTCGCTGACCCGCGCCAGTGCACCGGCCCCAGTGCCGGCCCTGCCCGATGGGGAGGAGCCGGCCGACGATGCCGCAGCAGCGTGAGCTATCGCGGCTCCTTGAGGATCACCAGCGCGTCCAGGCTCACATCGGCGCGGGAGTCTCGGCCCAGGCCCTGGCGGCGTGGTCGCGAGTCTCGCCCACGTCGCTGACCGCATCGGCTACCGCATGGCTGGCTTCCATCCTGACCGTGATCCGCCGGGAGCGGACACGATCGCGGGAGGCCGCCGCATCGGTCTACCGACTGCACCGGGCCCTTGAGACCGGATACACCCTTCCCACGCTGGCCGGCGACGGTGCCGGCGACAGTGTGACGCTCGGGGAGCTGCGGGAGGACTGGGAGAAGTACACCGACGCCCCGCATGTGGAGCGGCCCGACGATGGGGAGGCCGTCCAGGTCGAGGAGATCGAATGGCCGGAGGAGGACACCGCCGGCCAGGACGCGGCGGCCCAAACGTCGCTGGTCGTCACGGGCCCAGTACGCGCCCATCAGGGCATTGGACGGGTGTCTGGTGGTGACCAGCGCGGCCGGCTGGATGACGCGGACTTCCTGGAGGAGCTGGAGAGCGTCATGGGTGACGCCGGCACCAGTTCGGCGGGAGCCGCGGACCGTGAAGCGCTACGGGGTGGGCGGGACTTGCTCCGGGATGCTTCCCGCGCGGACCCGCGGGTGATCGGCTGGGCGCGCGTCACGGATGGTGACCCGTGTTCCTGGTGCGCGATGTTGGCCAGTCGCGGAGCGGTCTACCGCTCACGCGAGATCGCCGGAATCCGGGGCCGAACGGGACGCGGAACGGCGCCTGTTGAAGATCCGGAAGACCTCCAGAAGTACCACGATCAATGCCATTGCCAAACGGTCCCGGTCTACTCGCGGACCGCCTTCCTCCCGGACTCCTCCGCGCGCTATGCGCAGGACTGGCGCCGGGTGACGCAGGGGCTTGCAGGCGCTGAAGCCCGCGCCGCATGGCGCCGGCACGTCGACAGCCAACGTCGCGAACGTCGCCGCACTACCTGACCACTTCGTTTCAGCCTGTCCAGGTGACGGGCTGCCTGGCCCCAGGAGGCATTCCCTTGGATGAGCAGAACGCGCCCTCTGCCGAGACTGGCGAGACGCCGGAACATGTTCCGGACCCCACAGCGGAAGACGACGGCCCGGCCCAGGAGCCGGCCACGGAAAGCCCGGAGGGCGAATCCGAGCGGGACGAGGCCGGACTTCCTGACTGGGCACGCACGGAACTGGCCGGCGTCCGCAAGGAGGCCGCCAAGTACCGAGTGGCCGCCAAGGAACTGCGGGAGTCGCTGGCGAAGGCCAAGAGCCCGGAGGACTTCGCGGCAGCCACAGCACGGGTGTCGGAGCTGGAGGCCGACCTCCACCGTGAGCGCCTGGCTCGCACGTACCGGCTCCCGGACGTGCTGGCCGCCCGCGTCACCGGCGAGACCGAAGAGGCCCGGGAAGCGGACGCCAAGGCGCTGGCAGAGGCATTCCACACGCGGGCGGTCGGTCTGGGCCGTGGCGGTCTGGACCCCAGCGAGAAGACCACACCGAAGGACCCGGCCGCCCTGGCGGGACTGATCCCGCGCCGCCGGCGCTGATCGCCCGCGCTCATACCCGCACAGCCCCTTGAACGGGGCTTTTTCTATGCCCTAGGGGGACGCCGCAATGGCGAATCGTTTTCTTAAGCCTGAAGTCATCGCATCCGCGGCCCTGGGTCTGCTGGAGCGGGATCTTGTCCTGACCAACCTGGTGTGGACAGACGGTGACTTCAACTTCGTTGGTGCCAAGAACGACACCGTGACCATCCGCATTCCGGCCCGGCTGAAGGCTCGTGAGTACGGCTGGCGCAATGATCGGTCTGAGGCCATCGTCATGGATGAGCTGCACGAAGACCGGATAGACGTCAGTCTCCACAAGGACATTTACAGCGCGGTCCCGGTGACGGACGAGGAACTGACGCTGGATATCGCGGACTTCGGGGAGAAGATCCTCGCGCCGCAGACCCGCGCGATTGCGGAGGCCGTGGACGACAACGTGGCCGCGCTGATCGAGAACGCGCCCTACCGCACGACCCTGCCCCTGGACGGCCGCGATCCGTACGTGTCCGTGGTCGCAGCCCGCAAGATGCTGAATCGTTCCTTCGTTCCCAAGGGCGGCCGGTACCTCCTGGTGGGGTCTGACGTGGAGGAGAAGATCCTTCTCTCCGAGCGGTTCAACCGGATGGATTCCACCGGTGAGGGCGCGGCGGTCTCCGCTCTCCAGGAGGCCACCGTGGGCCGGATCGCCGGCTTCACGGTCGTTACCAGTGAGGCCATCGACCCGGAGGCCGCTTACGCCTTCGTGCCGTCCGCCTTCGCTGTCGCCACGCGGGCCCCGGCGATCCCGGACGGCGCCGCCTTCGGCGCGTCTCAGGCGTACCAGGGCCTGGCCATGCGCTGGATCAGGGACTACGACTCTGCGCGCCTGCGGGACCGGTCCGTGGTCAACATCTTCGGTGGCTTCAACGTGATGCGCGATCCCGTCGGGGACGAGCGCCCGGACGGGACACGGGAGAAGGCCCTTGTGCGCGCGGTGAAGCTGGACCTCAACGCCGCGCCGGCCCCGCGCCGGACCGCGAAGTAAGGCGGCCTCATGACACAGCCGCTGGCCAGCGTGGAGGAGCTGACCGCCCGACTGGGCTACCGGCTGGATGACGAAGAGCGCGTCATGGCGGAGGCCGCCCTTGCGGATGTCTCCGCCATGGTGCGGGCTTACGGCCTGCCGTGGCCCGACCCGGCCACGGTGCCGGCGGTGGTCGTGGCTGTGGTGTTGGCAGTCGCGGAGCGCCGCGTCCGGAACCCTGAGGGGTACCGGGCGGAGAGCCAGGGTGGCTACCAATACCAGTTGCCGGCCGCCGCTCCCACGGGCGTGGAACTGACGCCGGTGGAGGTCCAGCTCATCCGGGCACAGGCGGGCATCGGTGGCCTGTACTCCGTCCAGGTGGAGCGCCACGGGGGCGTCCTGTGAGCCTCCTGGACCGGGGGCCGGAGGTGGTCACGGTCTACCCGGCCGTACGTGCCGCCGACGGCTACGGAGGAACCCAGCCCGGCCCCGGGGAGCCCATCCTCCTTCGCGTCCGCGTGATGCCCGCAGGCAGTGACGAGGCCACAGAGGACGGCTACCTGACCGGCACGACCTACCGCGTCTACGCCCGCACCCTGCCCGCTGGCCCCTGGTCGCGGGTGGAGTGGCGCGGCCAGATCTGGGCCGTGGTGGGGGAGGTGGAGCGGTTCGGCGGAACGCGCCGCACCGCCTTTGACGTAGCGACGATCCGAAAGAGGGGGGCAGCCCATGGCGAGCGTGGACCCGGATCTTGATCGCATCGTGGCTCACCTGCCCCAGGTCAAGACGGAAATCAACCGCGAGCTTAGCCAGCGGGCCAGCCGGGTCCGTGCCGTGGTGAACGCGCACCGGGACAGCGGTGATCTGGCCGGCTCTCTGGATGTGGAGACCTCCACGGTGGACTCCACGGTGAGCATTGCGGACCCGGCTGTGGTCTCGATCAACTACGGGCATTGGACCGCCGGGGGCACCACGTACGTGGAGGGTATCCACGCCATTGAAGCGGGCCTGACATGAGCGCCGTTCCTGTCCTGCCGGACGTGGACGCCCTGGTGGTCGATGCTCTGCGCGCCGGCCTCAAGGGCGCCACCGTGCGTGTGCTGTGGCCGGACGACTGGGCGCAGGCTTTGCCGCTGGTGGTGGCCCGCCGGGTTGCCGGCGCGGCCGTCGATCCGGTCGGCCTGGACGCTGCGGTGATCGACGTGCAGTGCGCGGCCCCCGGCCGACGTGACGCCTCGACCTTGGCCCGCACAGCGCGGGCCGTCCTCCTGAACGCCTGCCGTTCCCAATTCGCTGGCGCTGACGGGTACTTGAGCCACGGCGAGGACGTTGCAGGGCCCTTCGAGATCCGCACGGGCAACCCGACGCCGGGCCCGGACTTCTTCCGCTTCCAGGCGACTTACCGCGTGACCGCGCGGCCTCTCTAACACCCCAATTCCTTTGCCCTGGCGCCGCTTTGCGGCTGCCTTGCTATGCCCTGCTGGAGGCTCCCTGTGGCCATGATTGACGACGCCGCCATTGTGGCTGGCTGCGGCTACATCTTTTTCGCTGACCCGGATACCCCTAAGCCCACTCGCATTCTCGACCCGCTGAATCCGGGCCCGGAGTGGACGAACATTGGCCACACCAGCCGGGAAGACCTCCCGGAATTCGGACGTGATGGTGACGACCCGGAAGCGCTGGGGTCTTGGCAGAATGCCAAGTTGCGGATGACCACCCCGGATATCACCTACACCGTGACGTTTCAGGCTCTCCAGGCCACCGCGGATACGTACCGGTTCTACTTCGGTGCGGGGGAGGACGCCATCCAGCCGGATGGGTCTATCCGTATCCCGGCCACGCCGATTCCACAGATTCAGTCTCTGTTGGTCATTCTCGTGGACGGAAAGAAGTTCGTCCCCCTGTGGCACCCGAGGGTGAGCCTCCTGGGCTCCGACTCCATCGAAATGGCCACGGATGAGTTCGTGGTCTTCCCGATCACCGGCACGTTCCTGAGTTCTTCCCTCATCGACAACGCAATTGGCGAGTGGGCCCAGATCCTCCCGAAGCCGGGAACCAAGAGCCCGGCCTCCGCCGATTCCCGGCCGGCGCCCTTCACCACGGCTTGAGCCGGTCTGTCTTCAAACCATCATCGAATAGAGGGAGTTCCCAATGAGTGCCATTCTGTCTTGCGCTGACCTCATGGCGGAGGCCCAGAGCGAATACGCCGCGCTTCCGATCCAGACTCGGGCCGGGAACACGGTCCAGCTCCGCAATCTTCTGATGCTGTCCCGAGAGGGCCTGAAGACGGCCCGCGTTCTCCTGGAGGCATTCGAGAAGAACGCCAACAATCTGGAGGAGCTGGAGCCCCAGCTCCGGGACCTCTTTCTGGTCATCGCGGATGACCCCAAGGCCATGGCTGACGAAATGAAGGGCTGGCCGCTGGGGATGTACGTCCGCGTGGTGAACCTTTGGCAGGAGGCGACCCAGGCCCCGGAAGCGCTGGACTCGGACAGCTAATCCAAGACGGCCACGGCGGACCTCTGAGAGCTGACCTACAGCGCTACTACGGCCTGGACTTGGCCGATATCTGGCGCGGCACTCTCGCCCCGCGGCGTGTGTGGAATCTGTCCGAGCACCTACCCGAAGACGCTGCGCTTGCGGCCTCACTGGCGGGCGGTCCCGAACACCGGGGCTGGACGCTTCAGACCTATCTCCTGGCGCACTTGCTCAATTCCGTGCGCTTCGCGGATGCCAACAACGTGCGGGTGAACGGCGGAAAGCTGAAATCCGATCCGAAGCCCGTTCAGACGCCGCAGCTCAAAACCGAGCGGCCGGCGCTGAATTTGTCGCGCCATCCGCTGGCTCAGCCATTGCCAGACAAGTACATACGGGGGTGACCTCTCATGGCCGGACCCGGAGGGCGAGAAGTCGGCCGGCTCGCCATTCGCGTATTGCCGGCCACCGATGGTTTCGCGGCCCGTACTCAATCGTTCCTGGACCGGATCGAGGCAAGGGCCCAGGTCAAGGTCAAGGTCCTGCCCGACGTTTCGCGGTTTGCGCCGGAGCTTCGGGCGGACCTGGACCGCGCGAAGCGAACGATCAAGGGCGTTCGAGTTCCGGTCACGCCGGATATGACGCGCTTCGCGGCAGATCTGCGCCGTGGGCTGGCCATGCTCAAGGCAAAAGTCTTGGTTCGCCTGGCGATTGCGCCAGGCGAAATCACGAGACTTCGTGCAGAGCTGGCCGGCATTCGCCCGCGCCCGGTGGTCACGGTAGATGTCCAGGCTGACCGATCCGGGCTCAACAGGCTGAGTGCTTCCCTGTCGAACCTGGGTGGTTCAGGGGCCGGTCTGGGATCGCTGATGGGCAGCCTGGGCCGGCTCACTTCCGTGGCCTCCGCGGTCCCGGCTGTGGTCAGCCTGTTGTCCTCCCTGGCGCAGATGGCGCCGGCCGCTGGCATCGCGGCCCCGGCCCTCCTGGCTGTCGGTGCCGCCGGCGCGGCAGTAAAGATCGGCATGAGCGGCGTGGCCGACGCGCTCGCCGGCGACGCGGACGCCATGGCCAAGCTGGGGCCCTCCGCCCGCGCCTTCGTCGCACAGGTGCAAGCCCTCAGGCCAGCTTGGCAGGGCCTCCAGTCCTCCGTACAGGGCGCCCTGTTCAAGGGCCTGGGCGACGACCTATCCCGGACCGCCTCCTCCGTGCTGCCTGTCCTGCGGACTGGCCTTACTGGAGCAGCCGGGGCCCTTAACCAGATGGCTACCGGCGCCATGAGTGCAGTCAAGACGCTGGCCAGTAACGGGACGTTGGGGCAGGCCCTGAGCGGTGCCTCGGCGGGCCTGCGGAATCTCTCGGGTCTCCCGGCGGTCCTCATTAGGGGGTTGACCCAGATTGGGGCGGCGGCGGCCCCCGCATTTCAGCGGCTGACCGCTTCTGCTGGTACCGCGCTGCAATCGCTGTCTCAGAAGATGACCGGGGCGTTCAACTCCGGCGCGATGCAAGCGACCATCGAACATGCCCTAGCCATGGTGCGAACCTTGTTCGGCACCTTGGCAAATGTCGGCGCGACTCTGGCCAACGTCTTCGGCCCGGCGGCAGCAGCCGGCGCGGGGTTTCTAGGGGTACTTTCCCAGATAGCCGCAACAGCCGCACGAATAACCGCGACGCCGCAGGCGCAGGCGACATTCACGGCGCTTTTCCAGACGCTTTCGGCTCTGGGTGGCGTAATTTCGGGAACGCTCGGCGCCGCCCTCCGGGCCGTCATGCCGCTACTGAATTCCCTGGTGGCAAATCTTGCCGGGCCGATTCAGAATTTGGCGGCCACGGTCGGGCCAATTCTTGCGCAACTTGCAGCGCAATTGGGTAGCGCGCTGGGGCCTGTGGTCTCGTCCCTTTCGGCTGCACTTGGCTCCATTCTGCCAATTGTTGGTCAGCTCGTCGGGCAATTGGCGGGATTTTTGGGCCCTGTCCTTATTCGGACGGGTGCCTTGATTGGTCAACTCGTAAATACCCTAATGGGTGCACTGAAGCCAATTCTCGCCCAACTTCCGGCGATTATCGGGCCAATTCTCACGATTGCCACGCAACTCCTGGGGATTGTTTTCAAAATTGCCGGGCAGCTCGTTGCTGCACTGGCGCCCGCGCTGGCTACCATCGGTGGCGCCCTGGGGCAACTGATGAAGGCCCTCGGCCCTCTGGTCACGGCTTTGGGAACTGCCTTGATGGGCGCCCTGAAGTCGCTGATGCCCGTGATCACTCCGATTATCGGCATCATCGGTAAACTCGCGGGAATTCTCGCGGGCCTCCTTGCATCGCAAATCAAGAATATCGTGGTTCCGGCAATTCAGCTGATCTCCAGCCTTCTCAAGGGAGATTTTTCGGGGGCGATTAACGCCGCGAAGCGCCTGCTCTCGGGAATGCTTACGCACTTCGGGACCATCTTCAAGGGGATCGGTCAAATCGTCCTCTTGGGTATCAGTAAAATTCTCCCACTTTTTGCGCGGCTGGCACTACAGGCGCCAGCCTATATCGTGAAAATGGGGCCGAAGCTAGCGCAGTTTGCTGGAATGGCACTGATGCAGATGGGTGCCGCACTTCGGGCTCACGCCCCGCAAATTATGGCCTTCTTCCGAAGCATCCCGGGTAGGGCGCTGAGCGCACTGGGGAACCTCGGGGGCTACCTGGTCAACGCTGGGCGCCAGCTCCTGAGCGGCTTCATCAGCGGAATTACCTCCCAGATCTCTGGAGTCAAGAGCACCCTCCAGAACCTGACACACAGCCTGACCTCCTGGAAGGGCCCGCCGGCCGTGGACCGCCGCATCCTGACGCCCAATGGTCGTCTGGTGATGACGGGATTCATGTCCGGGATCTCCGAACAAGTGCCGCTGCTGCGGCGCCAGTTGGGCGGCATAACCGACAACTTGTCCATGTGGGCCGGGGGGTCCGCGGCAATGAAGCCGGAACATGTTCCGGCCGCTTCCGGCCTGGGTGTTCTGGGGCCGACGGGCGGGGGCGCGTCGGTGCAGATCGAGAACTTCCATGCCGGGGGCATCTCGCCCCAGCAAGTTGCCCGCGAACTGGAATGGCGCATGAAGGCACGGGGGTGACGTGGACGACCTGATAACCCGGGATGGCCAAATGCAATGGGGCGGCCTCCTGTTGGGAGAAACGACTTCCTACGTGGGGGTGCAGCTCACCGGTTGGGATGACTTGCCGGACATTGAGAACGGGACCGTGGCCATGCCCACCCAACACGGAGCATGGCCCGGCCCGCTCCTGGCTGGCGCCCGGAGCCTTACGTGGGACTTCCGCATCCTGCCGGCCCGCCGCCAGGACTTCCCCCTCCTTCTGGACCAGCTCCGGCGGGTCACCGGCATTCGCCAGGAGGAGCAACCTCTTGTGATCCAACTCGCGGGCGCCCGACGGCTGATGTGGGCCCGCATCACAAAGCGAGCCCTCCCGGCGGATCAGAAGTACACCCGCGGGGAGCCCACCGGCTCCCTGGTGTGGGAGGCATCCGACCCCCGGCGCTACGAAGTGACCCAGCAGGCGGCAAAGACGAGGCTCGCGCGGGCGGAACCCGGCCTTGAATGGCCGCTGGCCTGGCCCCTGGACTGGGACAGCGCAAAGGACGGGGACGGGTGGCTGGAGGCGGAGAACACCGGGGAAGCCGCGTCTCACCCGGTCGTGGTCTTCCACGGCCCCCTCAAGCTCCCCGCCCTCCTCGATGAGGAGGGCGGCCGGGCACTGGAGTACGCCGTGGCCCTGGGCCCGGACGACACCCTCACCGTGGATTGCGCGGCCGGAACCGCCCTCCTCAACGGGAGCATTTCCCGTCTCGACACCGCTACGGCCCGCAGTGCGCCGGAGCGGACATTCACCTTGGAGCCGGGTGTGACCCGGTTCCGGTTCAGCGCGGAGCGCGGTCTCTACGACCCCCGCGCCTCTGTCTCGATCTTTTGGCGCTCTGCCTTCTGGTAAGGAGAAACACCTTGACGGTACGTAGTGGCTGGCTGGTCACCCGCTCCGAGTGCGGAGCCGGCCAGAGCCGCGAGGACACGCGGCTGGTTCCGGTGGGCACCATGACGCCCACCGGCGAGATGACCACACGCGGCGGAGTGATCCCGGGCGGCGACCCGTTCGCCCTGGCCCGTGTGAGCGACATGCAGGCGGCCATCGGTGTGGGCCGGGCGATCATCCAGGGCCGGGCCGGACAGGGGGCCTACCCCGTAGCTGTAACGGCACCGGAGGTTCTGGCCTTCGCGGATGGCGACTACCAGCACCCGCGCATTGACGCCGTGGTGATCCGTGTCCTGGACGCGCAGTACGACGCCGCGGGATTCGACGGGGCCCGCCTGGAGGTCATCCAGGGCACAGCGTCCGCCCACCCCGTGGCGCCAGTCGTGGCCGGCACCGCGGAACTTCTGTACGAGGTGACGATCCCGGCCGGTGCATCCCAGTGGACAGGCGGCCTGGACTGGGCCACTGCCGTTACCGACCGGCGCCGGACCACAGCCTCTGTCGGCGGAATCAACCCGCCCGGCTGGTCCGATAGCTGGTCCGGCGCCTACGTCGGCCAGTACCGCGACAGCGCCGGCGGCCTGGAGCGCTGGGACGGCTCCGCCTGGACGCCGTACCCCTCCCCGGAGGCGCCGGCGGCCTGGGTGCCTGTCGCGCTGGCAGAGGGCTACAACAACGACGGCAACAACGCCGGTCCCCTGCGCTATCGACGCATCACGATCGCTGGTGTCCCTCACATGCAGTGGCGTGGCGGCATCAGCTGGACCAAGAAGGGCGACCCGCCCAATGACGGCGTCGTTCTGGCGAAGCCTCTGCCAGAGGGCTTCCAGCCCAAGCGCTACAGCCCGGTACCCGCGGCTGCCGGCGGTGTCCCGATGAAGATCGATTTCACCACTGCGGGACAGGTACGGCTGATCATCCCGGAGGGCGTGACCACCTGGGCCGCCTTCACCGGGATCACGTACCCACTGGACAAGTAGAGGAGGTGGAGGGTGCCGGAACATGTTCCGGACCTACCGTTCCGCCTCCTGTTCACGGACCTGGGAACGGACCGAGTCATGGACGCCTTGCCCGTCAAGGGGCTCAAGTTCGATGACTACATAGGCAAGGCCGGATCACTGGCGGGAACCATCCCAATCCCGGACCGCTCCATGGCCGCTCGTGTGCAACAGGCCGTACAGCCCGGCCGTACGGCGGTGTGGGTGGAGCGGGGCCGGGAACTGTGGTGGGGCGGCATCGTGTGGACGCTCACGCCCCATGTGGACGAACACGGATTCGTGACCGCAGATCTTCAGGCGGCCACCTGGGACAGCTACCTGGACCACCGCATCATCTACGACCAGCAGACCGCCACCCACCTGGATCAACTGGCCATCGCACGGCAGCTCGTGGAGTACGCACAGATGCAGCCTGGTGGAGACATGGGGATTCGCCTGGACCCCGCGCAGACCTCTGGCGTCACCAGGACCCGAAAGGTGGGCGGTGACGAAGTACGGAAGGTCCGCGAGGCCCTGGACGACCTGGCCAAGGTCGACAACGGCTTTGAGTGGCGAATCCGGGTCTCCCGCTCGGAGGCCGGTGCACGCACCAAGTCGTTGCAGCTTGGATTCCCGGTCATCCGCACAGGTCAACGCCCGTTGATGCTGACCTACCCGGGCAACGTCCTCGCTTACTCGTGGCCGCAGGATGCCACCCAGGTGGCGACTGTGTGGCAGTCGCGCGGGGCCACCACCAACAAGAACCAGGCCGCCGCCAGCACGCCGCTTCTGTCGGAGCGACTGGAAGCCGCGGAGGAGCTGGCGGCCGGCTGGCCCCGGCTGGATGGCAGCAGCGACTACAACACCGTGCGCGACGCCAAGACGCTCAACGAACACGCACGCGCGGACCTGGACGCCGCGCGGCAGCCGGTCACTATCCCCACCTTGCGCGTACGGCTGGATGACCAGATCACTCCCGACGTGATCGGGGCAACTGTGCGCCTGCGCATCGCGGACACCTGGCACTACGAGGGCCTGGACGCCTTGTACCGGGTGGTGGGTTGGCAGGCAACGCCGGCCGAGCGTGGGGCCGGCGCCAGCTTGGAACTGTATTTGGAGGCGAACAGTGGCCCACGTGCCGCAGGACATAACGGATCGGCTGAAGCGGGTGGAGCGGCAGCTTAAAGACCTGACCAGCGCTGCGAACAAGGCACCGGCCCTGGATGAGATCCAGCGTGGTGACGTGGTGATTGGCGAAGGTGGTCAGCTTCGCGCCGAAACCCCGGACGGTAAGCGAGTGTTCGCGGTGGGCCAGACTCCTCGGGAGGACTGGGGCACCATCCTTGGCCGGCAGGACGGCACTCAGGCACTCGCGGTTGGAGTGGACCGCACCGCACATGACGCCCAGATGATCCGGCTGTTCAGCCGGAGCGGTGCAGCCATCGTCATGGATGACCCATGGGCAGACGGCTACCTGGGCCGCCCAGCCCTGCCCATCCCGTGGCAGCCCACCCCCGGGTGGGCCACCGCGAGCAAGGCCAAGGACGGCACGGTCAGTTGGTACGCGGCCACCCGTGTCCAGTGCCCGGTCCTCCACCTCGTAACGGAGACCTACGCGCCGGCCGGTGCTACCGCGAGCGTGGTCCTGGAGTGCTCCACCGGCGACGGCTACGAAGAGTGGGAGACCTGGACGGCCGCTGGTGGCCGTGCTGGCGCGTGGACCACGCACACCGTGACACGGCCCATGCACGGGATCGGCCACTTCACCCATGCCTCCTGGCGTCTGCGCCAGCGTGTCAGCAAGGGGAGCGGCCGGATCACCACCCACGTCATTGGCTCCTACCAGCGCAACACCCTGGCCAAGGACGAGGTGCCGAAGGCGCCGGCGGAGAAGGGGGACGGGGGCAGTGACCAGTAGTGAGCGAGACCGCGACGGGGCCCACCTGGAGGTGACGATCTCCGCCCGCGAGATCTATGACCAGGTGATGGGCCTGCGGCACGACTTCCACGACGTACGCCAGGACCTGGAGTCGGTGATCCGCGCCCAGGAGGACCAGGCCAACCGGGTGGGCCGCGTGGAGCGCTGGGTGGCGGCCCTTCCCCTTGCGGTCCTGGGAACGCTCGGAGCCCTGTACCTGGCAGCGATCAAGGGCGCTTGACAGAAATGGAGTAGGAATGTTCGAGACCGTACGGGCCTGGGTGCAGGCCAACCCCGTCCGGGTGCGCGCGGCTATCGCGGCTCTGGTCGGCTGGCTTAGCCACCAGTACCCGCAGATAGAGACCGCCATTGGCAGTAAGAGTCTGGTGGCGGTCCTGATGGGACTGGTGACGCTCGCACTGGGTGAGGCGGCCTCCCGGAAGGTGGCGGCCTCCAAGGCGCACGCGAAGACCTATGACGGCAAGATCGTGGAATGATCAGTGGCCCGGATCGATCGGACTCAACTCCGGTCAGTCCGGGCCACTTTCATGATCAACCAAAAGTGGAATACCCCCGTACGGGTCACGTGAATGGTAATCTGCGCCCCTCTGTATTCAACGGAAGGCACCCCATGAGTGACAGCAACGCGGGGATCTTGGCTGCCCTGGAAACGGCATGGGAGGTCATCCAGAGCCGGCACCCGGACCTACCAGGCGTCACGGTGACCACGGGTATGGCAGTCCTGCGGGACGGGCTGAATTGGAGCCTGCGCGACAGTGTGGCCGCTCAAGAGGCCACGGCCGTGGTCTCGACGGAGCCGCCGGAGCTTCGGTTGTCCGGCGAGACGCTGCAAGCGGGGTCCAAGGCGGTTTTGACTTCCATGCTCCATCAGGCCACCCACGCCCAATGTGCTCTACGTGGGATTCGGGACTGCACCAACCGGTTCAAGTGGCATAACCGAAAGTTCCGCGAAGCTGCATTGGAGTTCGGTCTCGCCTGGCCGGAGGGGGCTGCCCGGGACCTGAAGCGGGGGTTCGCGGACGTGCATCTGACCAAGGAAGCGCAGGGCACCTACGCCCCGCTGCTCGACGCCCTGGACGGCGCCCTCAAGACGTGGAAGCGCACGGCGAAGAAGGCGGCAGCCGCAGCGCCGAAGACCGCAGGGCGTACGGACTCGCGCCTGGTCCTGAGCTGCGGGTGTGGACGTAAGGCGTACATGGCCAAGACCAGCTACGCCCAGGGTGGGATCACTTGCGACGTGTGCGGGCAGAAGTTCACGGTTCGTTGAGGCAACCAGCACAACACAACCCGTACGGGGTTGTGTTGTGTTACTGTTTCCTTGCTCGGTCACCGGAGAAGGCAAGTCTCCGGTGACGGCACTCAAGTACGTACCGAAGACCAGAATCCAAGAGGGGGCCAACATGGCAGCCAAGGAGACAAGCACCAGCAAGCAAGCACCGGCCAAGGGTGACAAGAAGACTGCGGGGCGTCGCACACCGGCTAAGCCCGCCCAGGGCAAGGCCACCGCCCGCCCTTCGGCCACCGCGACGAAGAACGCAGAAATGCGCCAGTGGGCATTGGCGCACGGATTCGAGAATGTCGGCACCGGCCGGGTTCGGGCGGAGATCCGAGAGGCATACGAGAAGGCCCACGCGACTGAGCCGGCGGCAGCCCCGGCGCTTTCCGCAGACGAGATCACCGCGCGCATGGAAAAGAAGACCGCGGAGAACAAGGAAGCTACGGAAAAGGCGGCGGCGCTTTCCCGCCGCGTGGTCGAAGGCACCATCGTCGGCGGTCCGAGCCCGACCGCCCTCGCGGCCTTGGAGGACCCGAAGGTTTCTGAGATCTACAACGCGGCCAAGCCCTTGGTGGCGGAGTACCACAAGGTGGAAGGCCGGGCCACGGAACTGCTGCGGGAGATCTCCCGCAAGCTCATGGATCTGCGGAGCCTGTTCAAGGACGACAATGGCCGCGTCGACTGGAACGGCAACTCCGCGCAGTACAAGGCGCTGGCTGATGGCCTCCTGCGAGAAGCCGGTATCCCCACCGACAGCGAGGGCAGCACCCGGCGGGCCATCGGCCACCACATCGAGGACCGCAAGCGGGAGCGCATCCCGGCGAACGAACACGACTACTACGGGGTGCAGGCCCTCACACGGGGGCAGCGTCAGGGCCTGGCGCAGAAGCAGGCGAAGGCCCTGGTAGAAGTGGACAAGGTGGTGAAGGACACGAAGAAGGCCAAGGGCTCGGCTGACGGCGCCCAGATGGTGGTCCTTGCCCGCAAGATCGACGCCGGAATTTCGGCCTACCACGAGTCGCAGCTTGGGGCCCTGAGCCCGGCCCAGCGCAAGAACTTCCGCCAGGCACTGGAGGAGACCCGCGCGAAGACGGAAGCCCTCCTGGCCAAGCTCCAGGAGCTTGAAGCGCCCGACCCGGCCGCCGACGGCACCGCCTGACCGTTCTGCAGAACGCTCGACAAGCCCCCGCTCCATACCCGGAGCGGGGGCTTTGCGCTGCCCGATCCGGCACCGCGTAACGCCTCCCAGACAACTCCCCCGGAAGCCACAAGCGGCCTGAGAAGGCCCTTTCGTAGGGGAGTTGGGCAATGGGAGCACTTAGCACCATCACACGCGGCGGGAGCCGTTTCTATGTCGATAGCGAATCGGGAGCCAAGGCCCCGGGCGTGACCGCCATCCTGTCGATGCAGCCGAAGCCCTTTCTCCAGTTCTGGGCTGCCAAGGAAGTGGCCACGGCCGCCGTGGCCAACATCGGCTCCCTGGTGGGTCTGGCCATGCAGGACCCGGCCGGTGCGGTCGCTTACCTCAAAGGCGCCCCACGGCGCATCACCAAGCAGGCCGCAGAGACCGGGACGGCAGCCCACGACCTCTTCGAGCGACTTGCGCGGGGCCAGAATCCGGGCCGTGTCCACCCCGAACTTGAGCCCTTCGTAAAGCACTTCCGGGAGTTCCTGGAGACAGTGAAACCCCGTTTCCTCTACATCGAGGACGCCATCTGGAGTGACCGCCACAACTACGCGGGTTCTTTCGACGCGATCTGCGAAATCGCGGGGGAAGTCGTCATGCTCGATTTCAAGACGACCCGGAGCGGCGTGCATGAGGACGTGGCCCTCCAGCTAGCCGCGTACAGCAACGCGGACCGCATCGTCCGCGCCGACACTGGCGCCTCTGAGCCCCTGCCGGTCATCGAGGCGGCGGCCGTTCTCCACGTCCGCCCAGAGGGCTGGAAGCTCGTCCCCGTCCGGCACTCCCCGGAACTGTTCGACGTGTTCTTGCACCTTCGGGCGATCTTCGACTGGGACCGGGAGACCAAGCGCGGAGTGATCGGCCGACCGGTCGCCTCTGGCGGTGAGGCAGAGACCGGCAGTCAGCGCCGCAAGTAGCCGGCGCGGGGCTGTAACAGCCCCCAGACAACGACACCGAGCCAAGGCCCCGGGCCGGCTGTTCATACGCCCCCGGGGCCTTGCGCTGCCCACACCGTCAAGCGAAATCAAGTGAGGCTGCGTGTCCCTGCGCATTTTCGAGACCGACCCCAACGCCCTGCCGAAGACCTTCAGCTCCGATTTTGTGGGCCGCTTCCGCGCCGGTCAGCTCCTGAACAACCGGCCCGTGGCCCTGCCCGCTTGGCGGATCACCACGGGAGACCCGGAAGTGGCCGATGCCGTGGCTGGCCTGTACGGAGGTACCCCCCAGGAGTGGGAGACCACCAAGGAAGACAACCGCGAAGTTCTGACCAACGCGGACAGCGTACGCGTCATCGTGGATGGGGCAGAGGCAGTCACCTCCCGCATGGCCCTGTACGGCATGCAGGGCGTCATCCACGCCTGTGATGGCGTCAGCTTCCTGGAGCCGGAGGAGGACCAGGGGAAGCCGTGCGGCTGCCCCAGCGACTTCCGGGAACGCCGGGCCCTGGCAAAGAGCGGCCGTGGCCCAAAGCCGGATATCCGAGTCAGCTACCGCCTGGCTGACGCCCCCTCCCTGGGGGTCTTCCGAATGGTGACCTCCTCCTGGGACTTCACCCGGTCTCTGCCGGCCACCCTGACCGCGCTGGACAAGGTGCAGGGGCCGGCCCTGTGTGACCTGTACCTGGAGCTGGTGGAGTTCACGACATCCTCCGGTGTTGACGTGACCTACCGCCACCCCCTTCTCAAGGTCCGCGGACCGGCCCCCGCGGACGTGGAGGCGGCGCTTCCCTCGCTGAGCAAGTCCATTGAAGAGGCCCCGTTCTGATGCCTCCAAACGACACTCGGATTCTTGAGCTCTGCGCCGGTTACGGGGGGCTGGGCATGGCCGCCAGCGCCCTGACCGGCGCACGCGTCGCGTGGGTCGCGGAGACCGACAAGGGAGCTGCCGCCGTACTGGCGACCCGCTACCCCGATGCCCCGAACCTCGGCGACATCACCGCCTATGACTGGGCCCAGCTCGCTGGACAAGTAGACGTCATCACAGCCGGATTCCCTTGCCAGGACATAAGCAACGCAGGAAAGAGAGAAGGCATTGCCGGAAAGCGCTCGGGAATCTGGCGAAACGTCGCCGAAGCCGTTCGCGTCCTACGACCCCAACTCGTGTTCCTGGAAAACGTCTCGGCCCTCAGGATCAGAGGCCAGGGCGTCGTCCTCTCCGACTTGGCCGCGATCGGGTATGACGCGCGGTGGGTATGCGTACGAGCGTCCGCCGTGGGCGCCGCCCACCACCGGGACCGGTGGTTCTGCCTTGCCCACCCCGCCAGCGATGTTCGCTACACCGACGGTCGCGTGGATGAGCGCGCACTCCACGACGAGGTCCGGCAAGGGTAGGCCGCTGGGGAATGAGGTCACCCACAGTCTCCCGCCGTATGACTGCGGCTCAGACTCTTGCTCGACGCCGTACCTTCCCACGCCCCGAGCATCAGACGGGCCGCACGGAGGCCCGAACCAGCGCGGAAGCGGCGGAGACTACGCCCTCCCTGGCGCCGTGGTGAACCTGCTGCCCACGCCGACCGCCCGAATGGGCCGGGGGCCGTCCCAACTGGACCGTCGGCCTGCCGGAAATGACGACTTGCAGACCCGGGTTAAGCGGGACCTCACCCCCGCCGGCCCATGGCTCAAGACCCCCACTTCCAACCTGGGGCAGAGCGGGGCTGCCCAGCACCCGGACAAGCGCAGAGCTGGGGGACATGGCCCCACTCTGGACGATGAAGCGGTCTATCTCCTGCCCTACCCCAACGGGGAGAGCGGAGTGGAACCACTGGAATCCCCGGCTGAATGGTGGGGCGACTACCTTCCGGCCATCCGGCGTTGGGAGGCACTGACCGGCCAGGCGGCCCCGCCCCCGACCGAAGTCGGCCCGCGTGGAGGAAGGCGGCTGGCCGCCCCCTTCGCGGAATGGCTCATGGGTCTTCCCCATCAATTCGTGACCGGCGTGGACGGGCTGAGCCGGTCCCAGCAACTCAAGATTCTTGGCAACGGCGTGGTCTGGCAGCAGGCATTCCACGCGTACGCCTACCTGATGACGACACACATACCAGAGGAGGCGGTGGCCGATGAGTAAGCGAGGCCATATCCACGACTTCACCGGAGCGCCCATCCTCGCGGGTGACACCATCGTTTACGCAACGAGGCAGGCCAATAGGGTCCGTATGACAGAGGCTGTGGTCATCAAGCCCACGTCCGCGGTCATCGGCGGGCGCGTCGTGCCCCTGCTCAAGGTGAAGCCCACCGGACAGGAATCCGGGTTCGTCCGCCGGCGGAGTTTCCGTGTGGAGACCATCGCGGCTGAACACGTCGCCGTCACGATCCCTGGTGATGACCTCTAAACCCCGACACACCGGCCCCCGTCGCACCTATGGCGGGGGCCTTGTCGTGACCGGAACATGTTCCGGTCTGAAGGAGTGAGATTGCAGGTTCTCGAGATCAGCGGGAGTCAGTCCCCGTCACTTGGTGATATCCGCGCCCTGACCGGCGGGGAGATCTACCTCTTCCCGACCGCACGGGAGCGGGAGGACTGGCCCCGGTATATCGACGCCCTGGCTTCTGCCATTGCGCATGGCGTGAGCGTGAAGTGGGTGACGCCCTGATGGCACGCACCATCGCAGTAGACGCGGAGCGGGTGTACCGCGCCGTGATCGTGAAGACCTACGCAGCCAACGCTGAACGCCCAGAGCGCACGGACCAGCATGCAGAAGGGCCGTACGACGCGGTGGGGGTCGCACGCCGGAGGGCTACCCTCTGGCAGAACTTGGCCCAGGAACAAAGGGGTTGGGGCCCTTCCCGGGTGGTCGCCTATGTGGAGAGCGCGGCTCTCAACTGGGAGCGGATGGAGTGAGCAACCCGAACAAGTCCCGGGGCACCGCCTGGGAGACGGCCATAGTCCGGTACCTGAACGAGGTATTGGGTGTTCCGCTGGCGGAGAGCGGGGCCCCGAAGTTCGGAGCTCGTCACCTGTTGCCGATCCGCCGGAAGGTGCAGACCGGCCAGCACGACACCGGCGACATTGATGCGTACCCCTTCGTCCTGGAGGCCAAGGACGAGAAAACGCACCGCTTCTCGGCGTATGTGGAGCAAGCCAACCGAGAGGCGGCGAACGCCGCGGTGCCCTACGGGGCCGCCGTGGTCAAACGCCGCGGGAAGAACGTCCGTCACGGATACGTGGTGATGGACCTGGAAACCTTCGGCCGTCTGCTCAAGGACGGCCGACGCGGATAGATCCCCAAGCGGGCGTGTAACCGGTCCCAGACAACGGTCTGGACCGGTGCACGCCCGTCTTTTTGCGTTGGAGGGGATCTTGAAAAGTCTCGCGGAGTTCCTGGGCCGCTTCCCACAGGTTGTGGAGGAGCGTGGGGAGTATGGCGTCCAGTGCCCAGCCCACCAGGACAGCCGCCCCTCCCTCTGGCTTCGACTCAAGAAGGACGGGAGCCTCCTGGTCAATTGCTGGGTTTGCCAGGACCGCGCCAAGGTGCTGACGGCGCTGGGCTGGAGCGCGGCCGACCTGTACGACTGGGCGCCGGGGGAGGGCGTCACGGTCTCCTCCAAGCCCGTCCCCGGAGACCTCACTCCGGGGCACATTGCGAGCCTGGCCACCTACGTGGACACCACGAATCTGGCCTTCATGGGGGAGAGCGACGAGGCCGCGCGGGCGCGTGCGTACGTCTGGCAGCGATTCGGCCTCGATGCGGAGAAAGCCGCGGACCTGGGCCTGGGCGTGGACGCCCTGGGGGTAGACGAGGTATTCCCGCACCGGTCGCCGGCCTACCAGCGCTATCCCCGTCTCACGGTCCCGCTCGTGGACTTCCACGGCGTCCCCAAAGGACTCCAGGGCCGTGACCTGACGGGCGACTGTCCAGCCCGGTGGGTCAGCCTGTCCAACCCGGACGGAGCCGAGTGGAGCAAGTACGGCGTCCTGCGTGCCAGCAATACCGGACCCGTGTTCATCACCGAAGGCCCCGGCGACGGGCTGACGGCCGTTGCCGCCGACTTTGACGCCGTGCCCATCCGGGGTGCCACCCTGGCCGGCAATGAGGCACTGGTGGAGGAGCTGGCGGCCGGCCTGGGGGACAGGGAGGTGATCCTTGCCGGCGACCGTGACGCCGGCGGCGCCGGCTTTAACACCACACTCGCTGACGGCCTCACCCGCGCCGGACTTGTGGTCCGCTTCCTGGAGATAGCGCACCAGGGGGATGACCTGACCGCGTGGCGGGCCCGGGATGCTGACGCCTTCCCGGTCGTGTTGCGGACGGCCGTCCGGCGCGCCGCTGTACACGTCGTAGACGTGGCATCCGGGGAGCCGGAACATGTTCCGGCTCTCATCACGGAGACGGCTGGCCCCTCGCTGCCTCTCACAGACCTGGGCAACGCAGAGCGTCTGTACCGCCAACTTGGCGGCCACATAAGGATGGTGCCCGGGGTCGGGGTGCTGAAGTGGACTGGCCGACACTGGCGGACTGTCCCACAAGAGGCCCTGTACGCAGACGTGCGGGCCGTGATTCACGCTATGCCGCAGGAGGAGGGGCAAGACCCGGAGCGACTGGCGAAGCACGTTCACCAGAGCCAGAACGCCAGCAGGGTCAAGGCCATGGTGGACATGCTGGCGTCCATCCCCGGCGTCTACGCGGACCTGGCCGAATTCGACGCCTTCCCCCACCTGTTGGCGTTCCGCAATGCGGTGGTTGACCTGCGTAATGGCGCAATGCGTGAGCACGCGCCGCAGGACATGAACACCTACTTCGTGAACCTGGACTACGACCCGAGTGCCCAAGCGCCGCGCTGGGAGCGCTTCCTTGCGGAGTGCCACCCCACAAGCCCGCACGCGCCCGACTTCCTGCGCATGCTCACCGGCTACGGCATCACGGGCCACGCTGTGGAACGAATCTTCGTGATGCACGTTGGTGAGACCACGAATGGGAAGACGACGTTCACGGACAGCCTGGAGAACGTGTTCCGGGAGCTGATCAAGCGGGCGGACCCCTCTCTGTTCGAACGCCGGCGGGAGAGCGGCGGGCCCCGGGCCGACATTGTGGGCCTGCGGGGAAAGCGGCTGGTCCTCTCCAGCGAATGGCCGGCCGGCATGAAACTGGACCAAGCCCTGATGAAGTCGCTGACCGGCGATCAGTCGATAACGGCTCGGGGTGTCTATGCCCGGTCGGAGATCACGTTCCGGCCCACGGCTCTGGTCCAGGTGGATACGAACTACCCGCCCGACGTGGACGCGACGGACGCCGCCCTCTGGCAGCGCGTCAGGGTCGTGCCGTGGCTGGCCGACTTCCGCGGGCGGGAGGACCGGCATCTGAAGTCGGCACTCGCCCAGGAGAGCGCAGGGATAGCCGCATGGGCCGTGAGGGGCGCTATCGAGTGGTACGCCCAGTACAAAGCCGGCAGGGGCCTGACCTTCCCCGGAGCGGTGGACAAGGCCACGTCCCGCTACCGCGACGCCTCTCACCCCCTGAGCGGATTCATCGAGGCCGGCGGAGACGAATTCGAAGTCGTGGAGGGCGCGTTCACACCCCGGACGGAGGTCTGGGAGCGCTACCGGACATGGTGCGAAGACTCCGGCATCCGCCACAGCATGACCAAACCAAAGGTGTACTCGGCCGTCCGCAGCTTCCCCGGCGTGGCAGAAGGGGCCGGCAGTGGCACGCACAGAGGCGTGAGGGGGTTTCGCAACCTGCGCGACTGCCGGGCCGTGAAACCGGCCCCAGACAACACCGGTGCAGACATCTTCGGTCAGCCGAAGTAAGACGCGGCACCACCGAAAGAGGGGGTCGGCCTGCGGGCCGGCCCCCTCTTTCGCATGCCGCGACACAGGCCGGCGCCTCACGGCTGCTGGCGGCTGGCCCCGTACCGGGGAGAGACCTTGCGCACCTACCGCCACCAGATAGCCGGCACGGAGACCACTATCCACGCCGTGGAGACCCAGGAGGACGGGCAAGAGGCCGTCCAGTGGCTCAAGCGGAACAACCCGAGGTCTCTGGCGCTGGACACCGAGACCTCTGGGCTGGACATCTACAGCCCGGACCACCAGCTCCGGACAGTCCAGTTCGGCACTGGTGACACAGCCTGGGTCATCCCTGTGGAACGCGGCCCCTACTTCCATGCGCTGGCGCGTGAAGTCGTCATCAAGGCCCCAGAGCTGTTGATCCACAACGCGGCCTATGACCTCCTGGTGTTGGACCGCCACGGTGTTGCACCCCTGGAGGAACTAGCGCCGAAGGTCGTAGACACCAAGATCCTGGCTCACCTGTGTGACTCCCGGCAGGACTATGAGGGCGGAGTGGGAATCAGCCTCAAGCCCCTGGCCGCCCACTACGTGGACCCGACCGCCCCAGACACACAGGCCGGCCTGAAGAGCGCGTTCCGCGCCTACGGCCTAACAGAACACACGGGATGGTCTGGAATCCCGTACGAGGACGAGACCTACCAGCGATACGCGGGACTGGACGTACTGATCACCTTCCGCCTTCATCCAAAGCTGTATGCCGAGATGCACCGGCTGACCATCCCGGATCGACTCGTGGAGTTCGAACACCGCTTGATGGCGATATGCGCGCGAATGCAGCGCACTGGAATGCGCCTGGACGTGGAGTACACCCGCGGCCTCGTGGACCGCCTGGAGCGGGACGCCGAACACCACGCCCGCCGTGCCGCCCGCTATGGGGTGCAGAACGTCAACAGCACCGCGCAAGTAGCCAGTGCTCTGGTGGGGATGGGGGAGACGCTGACGGAGGTCACGGCATCGGGTGCTCTTCGCGTGGACAAGGCCGTTCTCCTGGACCTGGCGGACCTTGACGACCAATGGAACCCCCGCGCCAGCCGGCGGCCAAATCCGTTGGCTGGCGCGGTTCTCCATGCCAAGCGGGCTTCGCGCTGGCGCACGTCATACGCACTGGCCATGTTGGAAGGCCGCGACGCCAACGACCGAGTACACCCCAGTATCAACACGCTCGGAGCCCGCACCGCACGCGCCAGCGTCTCCGGCCCGCCGTTGCAGCAGCTCCCCTCCAGGGACTGGACGATCCGCCGCGCGATCATCGCTGAGTCAGGACATGCGTACTTCTCCGTGGATCAGTCCAGTGTGGAACTCGTGGTGCTGGCGGCCCTGTCTCAGGAGCCGCGTATGTGTGCCGCGATCAAGGAGGGCCGTAACCTCCACGACTTCACGGCGATGCTGATGTTTGGTGATCAATTCACCAAGGCTCAGCGCAATTTGGCCAAGGTGGCAGGTCTCGGTACGAGCTACCAGGGCGGGCCGGCCGCCCTGGCCCGGCAGACCGGCCTACCGGTGGCCGTCATGCGGGACACCCTGGACCGGTACGCGCGGGCCTACCCAGGTATCAAGCGATGGGCTCGCGCCATGCAGCGACAGGCGCTCGCCAATGGATGCGAGGTGCGCACCCCTTCGGGGCGCCGGCTCGTGCTGGACCGGGACAAGCTGTTCCGAGTCGTGGCGTATCTGTGCCAGTCCACCGCCCGGGACACCATGGGACAGGCTCTCTTGGACCTGGACGACAAGGGGTTGACTGCCCACCTCAACCTCTGGGTGCATGACGAGGTGCTGGGTACAGCGCCGACGGCGGATGCTGCTGGTATCGCAAATGAAGTTGCGGAAACAGTGCGGATGTCGCTGTTCGGTGTCCCGATCGACGCGGGAACGGACGTGTACGGGCCCACGTGGGCGGGTGGGTACGGTCTGCCTGAGGAGTGGCGAGTTCCGGCAAGCAAGACCGATGCGGTCAGCGCCAAGCTCGTCTGAGCTGAGCCAGCGCCGCCAGCTCCACCCTTGAGGGTCCGGCACTTTCAGGGGTCTTCCAGCTCGTCCGGGAAGAAAAAGCGCTCCGTCTCGCCCTCGCCCCGGTGCCATCGCTGCACCCACAGGCCGGCCCGGATGGATTTCTCAAGGTACGCGTTGCATTCGTCGCAAGCCTGTTGGGACATGTGCGGATCACGGATGAACCACACGAACTCACCCGGCCGGTCCCGAGGGAGGCAGACAAGAACTTCAGGGAAGGCGTCGGCCGGAAGGATCTCAAACCGGACCTTGAGCAACGTATGCTCGCTGGGCTCCGTGCTCTCGTCCGCTCCCCACCGTGTCGCCCAGAGGCCGTTGCGGAAGATGTGCCGACTGACAACGTTCAATTGCTCACAGAGCGTTTCACTGGCCTCACCTGGGCGAAAGGTAGCCACTATGAGGCCGGGCTCTTCAGACACGAACAACGCCTGACCAGCGGGCACTTTGCCCTCCCGGTCGACCTCGTAACGCACCTCGGACGCGTATATCTCCGGCTCTGTCATCTCTCTGTACCCCCGTACGGCGTGAATGGGTCATGGATCATCGCATGTGTTTTTGATCTTCGCGACAGGTAACCGCGGCGTGTCGCCAGTGCCGATCCGCTGCTAGGTCGGGTGGGCGGCGAAACGCTCACGGAGCGTCGCGCCTCCCCAGGCTTCCCCACGCTTCGAGCATCGCCCGGACTTTGGCTCTGTCCTCTTCGGACAGCTCCCAGTAGTGATGGACGAGGGTGCGCGTCTCGCCATCGTCGCTCCACGCGGTCTCGATGCCCATGTACTGAACGCCGGCAGCCTCCTGAACAAGCCTTAACGGGAGGTCAAGCCCCTTGGCCAGGGCGCGAAGCTTGGGCAGATCGGGGGCCTTGATCGTCTTGGTCTCAAGGTTGCCAAGGGTGGCGTGCGTCCACATCGATCCGGCGTCAGGGTCCTGGGGATCGACGCAGCGCGAGGCGAGTTCGCGCAGGGTCAGGCCCAGCTGTGCCCGCCGCGTACGCACGAGATCGGACAGATCCTTCCTTGATGCCTCAGTCATCGTTCCTCACTTCCGACCACTACGGACGCGAGACCACCTCGCACCCTGGTTTGCCTAACCTTAGTAACGCGTTCTAGACAGCTTGTCTAGGTTTTCTCCAAGCCGGCACCACCCCACCTCGGGTTACTGGCCAAACTTTGACGCGCTGTATAAAGATATAGACGCGGGGTGAGGTGACGTGCGACGCTCTAGTCTAAGTTTTTAGACAGATCGGCGAGGAGGTCTGACATGGTGCGTGACATGGTGCGGTCTGCTGAGCGTGGGGGCCACTCACGCCTGTGGGCCGTCGTGCAGCACTACCGAAGCTCATCCCGTAAGACCAAGCCCTCCGGCGTCACTCGGGGGCAAGCGACGAAGGTGTTCGCCTACCTGGCGACGCTGAGCGGAGGCTCCGCCGCCAAGAAGGCTGCGGACCCCACGGCAGTCCGTAACGCGTCGCTGTGTGACCACGCCACCCTTGAGGGCCGTGACGCCCGGTGCGCGTTGTCGAACCTCTCCGCCAGCCTGGCGGAGTACACCGTCCGGGGCTGAGTCCCGGACGGAATCGCTAGCGTGCGCACGCTAGCCAGCTAGCCGCTTAGCGGCTTTGAAGCCCCGCCCGGTCTCCATTAGCCGGTCGGGGCTTTTCCGTCTCTTGAGCCACCACGGCCCCGCGTTCGCGGCCCCGTGACACGCGCTCCCTCTCTGACGCCAGTACGGCCCACCGTCCCCGGGCCCCGCGTCGATCCCACGCACTCATGTGCGTTCCGGAACATGTTCCGGACCCCTTAAGAGACGGGATCTTTGCGCCCTTCGATTCGAACATCTCTTCGAATTCCTCGGGATCGGGCTGGGCCGTAACCGCCCCCAGACAACGCCGGCAAGCGCCGCGCGGGGCGGCCCATTCGCCCAGGAGATCCCACCTTGCTTTCCCACGCCTTGATTTGTGCTGCCCAAAACCAGGACGCGGACGCAGTAGCGGCCGTTCTGGAGGCCGCAGAGCCCTACGTCCGAGAGGCCGCCGCCCGGCATGTGGGGACGGCGGCCGTGTCGTCTGCCGGCCACGCTGACCTCTTCGAAGAGCTGTGCCAGGAGGGCCGGCTTGCAGCCCTGGAAGCGCTGGGCACCTACCGGCCCGACAAGGGCGCGCAGTACACCACGCACGCATACCGCCGCATCCACATGCGCATCTACGAGGCCGCCAACGGGGGCGCGGACAACGGCGCAACCGCCGATCAACGCGCCACGTTCCTGCGTTGCCTGGGCGTGGTCGGGGGCGACTGGGAAGCCGCCGAATACCTGTGCACGGTCCTGCCGGGGGACGGGCACCGCATGTCGGCGGAGACAGCCGGCCACGTTCGCCGGGTCATGCAAGGAACGGACTCGCTGGACGCACCGGCCGGTGCACGCGGAGCGGAAGGAGAGACGATTCCGCTCGTGGAGTCCCTGGCCGACCCCTACCGCTTGGGCCTCCCGGACGACCTGATAGAGGCCCGGGACCTGGACAAGCGCCAGCGGACCCAGCGAATCGCCTTGGCGCACGCCCTGTTGGCCACCGTGGACGACCGCAAGGCGCAAGTCCTCCGGCTCACTTACGGGATAGCCCCGGACCCCCACTTGGCCAACGAGGACGGCAGCCCGGACAACGCGGCGATAGCCGACGTGATGGGCATCGACCGGGCCAACACGGTGGCCGTGATGCGCACCCGCACTCTTGCCAAGCTCCGGGCCGTTGCCGAACGCGTCTCGGAGGAGCTGGAGGACGAAGCGGCGTGACGCCGGCTGCCCGCCGTCAGCTCACAGCCCAGCGCCGGCCTGGGCGCGCCATGCCCGACCTGTCCCCACAAGCCGCGCGCAAGCGCCGTCGGCCACGGCCCAACCCCTACGACCGCGCGGAGATCCTGGGCCGTTGGGGCGGGTGCTGCTACTGCGACGGCCCCGCGGAGGAGCTGGACCACGTGGTCCCGCTTGCCCACGGCGGACCAGATATTGCGGCCAACCTCGTGGCCGCTTGCCGCGAATGCAATTCCAGCAAACACGCCAAGTCGCTTGCCGAATGGGCGGCAGAGCGCTGAAACGGAGTGCCCAAATGCAGCCCCGAAACCTGACCCCGGAAGACGCTGCCCTCATGGGCCTGCCGGTCCTGGACCACGGCGGTACCCGTCAATGGGACACCGCAGACCACGAATCCGTATCCCTGGGGGCCCTCTTTCTCACGGCGGACGAGGAGGAGCCCGACCTTGACGAGTGGTGACCGCCGGTGCCCAGTCCCGCCGTCCATCTCCGGAGCATGTTCCGGACGCCTGACAACCCCGTACGGGTCATGTATGTTCCTCGGCGTGGAGCCGCCAAAGGCAAGTTGGCGGAGCCCTCCACTCTCAGACGAAGCGAAGAGAAGGAGCTGCCCCAATGGCAAACAGGGTCCGCTTTCACGCCGGATGGCGCCGCCGCGGCGATGCCGCTCATGGGCAAGTCGACTGCCTGAGCACGCTTGCAAATGCGCTGGATTCACTGATTCAGGAAGCTGGTTGGGTGGCGAGCATCCACGCCGAGCGGCACCAGCGGGCTTGTGACACCCACCCGTGGGACCGCACCGCGTGCGACTGCCCCCACTATCAGGCGCACGTTCAAGCGCTGGAGCTTGCACAACTGTGCCTCGAAGGGGAGGCCATCCCCTCGTTCACGGTAGCCGACGAAGAGTTCTGGGCGCGCCCTGTGGAGGGTTGCCCATGCGCGTGCGATGGGCTCTGCGGGTGCTTGCACGTGGATGAACTGAACGCCCATCAAGAAGAGTCGCACCAGTAGGCGGTAGCTGGAAAACAGGCCCCGTCGGCGCGTGATCGCGTCGGCGGGGCCTTCGTGCGTCTTGCGCGCCCATGGTGCGCTTCGGGTACCGGAACATGTTCCGGCGTCTCGCTTCACAACCCCGTACGGGCTGTGTATTGTTCTGGGTGTCGGGAGGGAACGATCCCGGCGGCACATTGATAACTCAACAGGGGAAACGCCATGTCAGAGACCTGACTTGGTAACCGCGAGAGGTCCCGCCGAAGGCAAGTCGGCCGGGTCTCCCGCCCCCTGTAGCTGGGGTGAACCCCAGCGCTACCCAGGGAGAAGGCGAATGGCGAAACGCTGTGACGGTCACGACGAACTCATGCGGATCTGCCGGATGGACGCCGTATGGCAGGTGAAGCGCCGAGACAGGGTCTTCACCTGGTTCTACGCATGCGGCGACCACCTGGACCAGCTCTGTGTTGAGGAGGAAGGCATGACTGGCCAGCGGCTGGAAGTCGTCCGACTGGGCGCCTGACAGCTCCAAAGGGTTGGGCTCCCGCCACAGGCAAGGTGGCGGGAGCCCACATCCCAGGATCGCACACCGCCCAACTGACGTGAAAGGAAGATCGTGATCCCTACGACCCGCTACCACGTGGGCTCGAACGTGCCGGGCTGCGAGCCGAAGTGGCGCGTGGAGTGCACACCCAACCTGGCGGACGCTCTGGAGTACCTGGGGTACGACGCCGAATCCATGGAGGAGTACTACCTCGACCGGCATGCGGAAGCGTGCGGCGTGGACAAGCGGGAAACTCGGCATTGTGGCTGCGCCTTCTACAAGGCCAGCCAAGAGGCGAAGGCGCTTGTGGCCTTGTGCACGCATGAGGCGATCGTCCCCCGCTTCATGATCGGGGAGGAAGAGTTCTGGATTCGTCCTGTGGACGACTGCGGGTGCTTCTGCACCTGCGACGACGAACAGTGCGAACCTACGGCCATCTGGTACGAGGCCAACGGCAAGACCGCAGACCCGACCATCACCTACCACGTAGAGGTGGAAGGCCATGCAGGCAAGGCCCTCTACTTGATCGACCCAGGAAAGGGGCCCGTCTCCTACTTCGACGCCACGAACATGAAGGAGGTGGAGGAGATCAAGAAGAACGTCAAAACGGGATTTCGCTACGACAGCAAGCGCGGGCGCGTCGTCCGGAACCGTGTGGCGGCCTTCGTGATCTACACCGTGGCACCCAACGGTGAGCGGTCGCTCGGCCACCACTGGGCCCGCTGAACCCGCTATTCAGGAGAGAGCCCCCCGCCATGGCTGGCGGGGGGCTCTTCTGCGTTCTATGGCCCACTAAGCAGGAACTCGCGCCCCAATCTCTCCCGAGCGTGCCACGAGGGCAGGGAGAGAACGCACAGGGCCGGCTAGAACGGTCAGACGGCGCCGAACTCTCCGGCCTGGACGCTCGCCACGAAGGATGAGAACGCATCGGTGGGGACGTTCAGAACCGGACCGCTGGGGTTCTTGGAGTCACGGACTGGGACCACGCCGCGCGAAGCGGCGAGGTTTGCGGCAACCTCGATGCACTGGCCGCCGTTGGCGCTGTAGCTGGACTTGTACCAGCTGGGGGATTCGGTCGTCACAGGGTGCCCTTTCGCAACTCGTTGATCACGGCCACGGACTGCGCCTGGGAAGGAGCTTGGGCCTGTAGCTGATGGTAGGCCGTCACCATGGGCAGCACGAATCTGTTGTCCCGTTCGAGGTGCCCCCGCTGGGCGGACTCGGCGTACGACATGAGCGAGCGGTCCGGCATCGTCAACACAGTTATCGGCAGGTTGAAGGGCCGACGAGCCCCCATGTCGAACGGGGCGACTTGGAGCATGGTGTTCGGCAGCTTGGCGAACTCAGTTAGCCGCGCTAACTGCGCATCCATGACAGTAGGTTCGCCGATGGGTCGGCGGATGCAGCTTTCGTCCAGTACGACGATGACCAGCGGTGGGGGCGTACGGACGAGCGCGGCTTGCCGCTCCGCAACAAGCGTCACCCGCTCGTGCGCTTGCTCGCGGGTGATCGCTCCCCGTTCAACCTCGCTGTCCGCCATGATCGTTGCGTACTCCGGTGTCTGGAGAAGCCCAGGGATGACGCCCACCTCGTAGAGCCGGATCTCTGCTGCGCGCCCCTCATGGCCCACGAACTGGGGGAAGCCTTCCAACAGGCTGCCGTGTTTGATCTCGCGGTACTGACGTTCGAAGGTGTCCGCTGTCTCCGCGATGCCGAAGGCGCGGTCGGCGCAACGCGAGAAACGCAGGGTTGGCGGTTTGCGAGCAGTTTCAACAGCCGAAATATGCTGGCTGGAATATTCCATGATCCCGGCTAGATCTTCCTGGCCCCAACCGCGATCCTCCCTCAACCTGCGCAGACGGGCCCCATAGGCCGCTTCCGGGCTACCTTCAGGGTCCAACTCCTTGCGGTTGACCATGACTTCCCCAACTCGTCCTTCGATTCTGATTACTTGAAGGGTTCCCGACTGTAGACCACGCTGAGCCCTCCCGGTAGTGGAAGCACTACGGAGAGGAACCGACGTGTCCCGGAACCACACTCCCAAGCCCCCTACCGCCCGGCACCGTAACGACGTGACCGAGCTGGACGTGCGCATGGCGGCATGCGCTGTCTGGCGGCCCCGCCAGGAGTCGGGCGGCGAGACCTGGCTCAGTCGCTGGGCCCCGTACCCCGCCGGCGTCCGACGGGGCCCGTACGCCCACCCCACACGCAACAACCTGACGAAGGCACAAGCCGGCCTGGAGAAGGTGTTGGCACTGATCCAGCGCGAGGACAACGAGCGCGCGGCAATCACACCGGCCGCCCAGGCGCCCACCGCGGAGTCCGTGCCCGTGCCTGGGTGCTTGATCTGCAAGGCGGCGCGGAACCGGCGCACTTTGTCCCGGGCCCGGCAGGACGAGCAAGGCGTCCAGACGTGCAACGAGGTGATTGCCGGCCACCCCCACCCCGCGACGGACCAGGGGGCGGGGTGGTGAACGACAGCTTTCCTCAAGACGCCTGCCACCCGCTCCGGTCGGCGCTGTCCGCTGGGCCGAAGTGCACATGCGGACAGCCTGAGTGCCCCGACAAGAAGACCCCCGTTGCCGATGACCCGCCGGAGCACGAGCGGGCCGCCGACGGGGACAGCGAGACCCTGACTCGCCTTCGTGAGCGGGTGCACCAGGACTACGCGCGACGACAGCAGTACGGACCGCTGGGGAGGTCCTTGTGAGCTGTTCGAAATGCACGAACCTACGCACCGAACTGGCAGAAGCAGAGCAGCGCGGCGACCAGACGAAAGCAACAGACTGCCGGGTGCTGCTGCGACGGCACCCCAAGCACGACGGAGTTCCTGTTGAGGGGGAAGCGGAGCGATGGGGTCGGCCTTAGAGCCCGTGGACCCGTTCGCGGGCACTCCTTACGAGGGGAGCCCTGACGGGTGGTGGACGGAGTACGGGGGAGCACTGGACGTGAATTCCGGCGTGGTCTACCTGCCGCCCGGCACACCTCACGTGCCGTGCAAGTCGCAGAAGTGCAAGCAAGGGTGCCGAGATCGAGATAAGGAGAGCACGCCGTGAAAGCCATCTATCACCGCGTTGCCGCCTGCACCGGGCCGCTTCTCATCACGATGATTAGCGGCTCATGCGGATTCTTCATCGGAGCAACATTCCGCCTATAGACACCTGCCCCTGCCGGATGCGCCGAATAAGGTTCCCCCACCGCCTTTCGGAAACTCGGCAGGGGCAGGGCAGAAAGGAACAAGATGTCAGTTCAGGAACTCCTGAACCTGACTGCGCCTCGCGCTGGGAGCGTTGATCCGGATAACTGTATTCAGTGCGCCACGCTTCGCAAGAAGGCGGGCAAGGCGATCAAAGGTCAGGACTTGGAGGCTGTGTACGCAACCGCCGAAGCGATGACTGTGCACATGAAGTACGGGCACCCCGAGGACCATCGCAAGATCGGAAATGAACTCCCCGGGCCGAGCCCCAGGATTTCGTCTTAACACTTGAGTCAACCACAGGGAAACGCATGAGCGGGCAGCAAGCGATCACGACAGCGGTCTATGTCGCGAAGGGTGGCAGCCGGTACCACGCGGTCCAAGGATGCGTGGTACTGGGCCGATGCAACGCCACACCGGTGGTTGTCGTGTCACTCAGGAAAGCCGAGAACGCGAACAAGACGCCGTGTCGCCTGTGCTGCAACCGTTCTTGAAGTCTTACCTAGACCCCCGGTTGCCTGTGGCCGGGCGCGCTCCTCACGGAGGGCTACAACATCCCCCGTAATTGCCCCCGTCGCGTATCCACAGCGACGCAGAGGGGAGCGCGATGGCCACCCGAGGCTATGGGCGAACGCCTCGGGTGGTCCCAAATCTCCCGCCCCGCTTTTCCTGAAGTTCCGGTCTACCGGGGCGGGTTACCAATTCCCACCGAATAGGACAGGCGCAATGGCTACGAACGAACCGTGCAACGCCAACGGTGAAGACGCCGGCGGACAGCCGCAATGCACGACACACGACACCACTGTCATCCGGGCGTCCGGAGCGCCGGAAGGCGTCTACAAGTGCGGCACGGAATACGTCGTCAAGGAAAACGAAAGCGAGTAGCCCCAAGACTCCGCTCCTGCCCTTCCATTCCGAAATGTTCTCCCAACATTCCAGAGACGTGGCAGGAGCGGGTACAACCCCGCTCAGAGGCCAGACCGTGAGCCTCGTGACGGGAGCGGGTAGTCCGACGGCACAGGGAAAGACTCTGTGCCGACAGCTTCAAGGGGAGGAATCGTGAACGCAGCACTCCAGAACAATGGTGGCGACACAACCCCGGGTGACCCCGGCCCGCAGCCCCCGCCGATCCCGGATGGTGGTCCCGGTATCCCCAACCCGCCCAAGGTTGCCTGACCCGGTGACCACCGACGCACGCATGCACGCCCCAGCCTTGGAAGCTCAAGAGGAGGAATCGTGAACGCAGTTCTTTGGAATGACGGTGGCGACAAGCTCCCCGGGGAGCCGTACCCCGGCCCGCACCAGCCCCCGTCACCCGACGGTGGCCCGGGTCAGCCGAACCCGCCCAAGGCCGCCTGAGTGACGGCCAACGCACACCAGGAGCGCCCCAGCCTTGACGGGCTGGGGCGCGTCCTCATGGCATCTGGGGCCCTGACTTCCGACTGGGCCCCCACATACGCGGCCGTTCCCCGCTCCACCGTGCTGCCGGACCTCATGTGGCCCTTTGACATGGAGGCCGGCCGGAGCGTGGCCGTGTCCAAGGCGGACGACCCAGCCAAGTGGCAGGAGTTCGCGGACTCTGACGTACCGATCGTCACCCAGTGGGATGACGGGAAGCACCCCGGCACCGAACCCGGCCGAGTCCCTACAAGCTCCGCGTCCATGCCCTCAGTCGTATTTCGGATGCTCCAGGCCCTCGACCTCCACCCGGGGCATAAGGCCCTGGAAATCGGCACGGCCACCACCTGGAATTCGCTGCTCATGGCTCACCGCGCGGGGCCGGGGAGCGTGACCACCATGGAGGTAGACCGGGCGGTGGCCACAGCCGCCATGGCGACGGTGGAGCGACTGGGAAGCCCCGTCCACGTCGTCCACGGCGACGGCTTCCAGGGCTACCCAGAGGGGGCGCCGTACGACCGCGTCATTGCCACATGCGGGCTCCGCTCCATCCCATTCGCGTGGGTGGAGCAGTGCCGGCCCGGCGGCGTCATCGTGGCCCCGTGGGGGACGAACTACAGCAACGGCGACGCGGTAGCGCGCTTGGTCGTAGCACCGGACGGAGAGAGCGCATCCGGGAAGTTCACCGGGCCCGTGGAGTTCATGAAGCTCCGGTCCCAGCGGCTTTCGCCCGTGGTCCACAAGGATTACGTCACGCGCAGCGTGGCCGACGGCGACGAGACTTCCACGACCATCACGGAAGGGGAGTTCGTCGGGAAGCAATTCAGCCCGGAGCGGTTCGCCCTGGGCCTTCGCGTCCCGCAGTGCTGGCACTACGTGGCGGAGAAGAGCGACGGCGCCCGGCCGGTCTGGTTCTACAGCCTCAGTGACCGATCCTGGGCCTGTTGCATGTTCCGGGACGGCGACACAGCGCGTGTCTGGCAATTCGGCCCCCGCCGGCTATGGGACGACGTGGAGGCCGCGTTCCGATGGTGGGACGGCCACGGCCGACCGGACCAATCACGGTTCGGTCTGACCGTGAGCGCCGACGGTGAACGGGTGTGGCTGGACGATCCGGCAGACTCCTGGACCGTGTGA